TGGTATCAGGCCGAACATTTTTGATATTGTGATAGATGGTAATATGCGTAACAAAGAAGCAGATGATAGAGTCAATCAAAAGGTTCTAGAAGAACAGATACTAAAATTAAATTTTAAATCATTTACACAGATTGTTATTCTAGGTAGTAGTAACTTCATACCATTCATGCAACTCAACGGTCCTAACCGTAGAGAGGTCATAGAAGACCTTCTAGACATCAAAATATTCTCTGCTATGAATAACATAGTAAGAGATCAAATGAGGGTTGTTAAGGACTCTGTGAGAACTTTAGAGTTAAAGAAAGATAACTTGAATGATAAAGTATTGATGCAAGAAGAGTTCATTGAAGAGTTGGATAAGAGAGGTAAAGAGAATATACAAGACAAAGAAAAGAAACTTAATATGATTGCGTTAGATGTAGACAAATTGTTAAAGAAAAATGAAAATCTTAACACTAGTATAGTTAGCATTCAAAGACAATTAGAAACTGTATCAGATGCATCAAACCGACTGCAACAACTAGGTTCTTTGAAACAGAAGATAACCAATAAAGTATCCAGAATTACTAAAGAAGAGAGGTTCTTCAGTGAGCATAAAACATGTCCTACATGCGATCAGCACATTGAAGAATCATTTCGGTTAAATAGAATTGAAGACGCTCAATCTAAGGCAAAGGAACTCAACGAAGGTTATCAAAAACTAGAGGAGTCAATAACAAAAGAAAGCATTCGAGAGCGTCAATCCCAACAACTCACCAAGGAGATTACAAACTTAACTTATGACATTTCTCAAAACAATACTAGAATTTCTAGTTTACAACAACAAACAGGAGATATACAACAGGAAATTCAAACTGTTACCAGTAAGTTACAAAATAGAAATTCTGAACATGAGGAATTAGGAAAGTTTAAAGGGGAACTAGAAATAGTATTCGATAAGCTTGCTACAGAAAAAGAGGAAATAAACTATAAAAACTTTGCTTACTCTCTATTACAAGATGGAGGAGTAAAAGCAAGGATCATAAAAAAATATCTTCCTTTGATTAATGAGCAAGTAAATCGTTATTTACAGATGATGGATTTTTATATAAACTTCCATCTAAACGAAGAGTTTAACGAAACGATTCAAAATCCAATACATGATAAGTTCTCCTATTCTTCATTCTCTGAAGGAGAAAAAATGCGTATCGACTTAGCACTCCTATTCACATGGAGAGAGGTCGCAAGATTTAAAAATTCTGCAAACACAAACCTATTAATATTAGATGAAGTATTTGATTCATCACTAGATGGATTCGGAACAGATGAGTTTATAAAAATTATAAAGTATGTTGTAAAAGATGCTAATGTATTTGTAATATCACACAAGACAGATATGTTAGATAAGTTTGGTACAGTAATAGAATTTACAAAGAAAGGTGGATTCTCTTACTCTACTAAGAACTCTGCAGACGCATAGTGTGCCAATAATATTAGTGTCCATTTTGACTTTTAGATGGGTATGTAGTCCATTATAATAAGTACATACCAAACAAAAAACAAAATGAAAGGAGTTCAATTATCACCATGCATCGACTATCTCTCAATGGAAGATGATCAAGGTGCTGTAGGTGTGTTAGTATTTCGTGGTACTATGCATCAACCTGCTATGGTTGCATCAGTAGAATGCCAAGAAGATTTTAAATCTGCATACAACGAATTCAAAACTTACGAAGACTATGCCTAACACAGAAACAAAAACAGAGGTAATCTTAGAAAGATACCCATACAGATTTGTACAGAAAGGTCTTCTAGAAACTAATGGAGAACCAGACTATCGTATACAAAAGTTCAATGATATCCAAAAGAGATATTATGACATGTATTACCTTGATAGTTCTATACAACTAGACTGTGCTATAGAAGATCCTGAGTATGTCAAATGGTTAGATCCTGACCCAGAAGTTGCTGCTTATCCTAATCAAGGTGATGTAGTTGTTTCTCCTTACGGTTGGCATTCATGACAAACTCTTGGAGTTTATTAGCACATCATCTTGAAGGAACTATGGACGAAGCATTTCCACTAAAAACCAATTTCAAATACAATGAAGATGAGATCTTAGACAGTATCAAAGAGTATATTGGTAAAACATATTCCAAACATTACTCTAATAAAATACAAACCTTAGATCTCATTGATTCAGTTGGTGATGCATCTGCATTTTGTAGAAGTAACATACTAAAGTATGCTTCAAGATATGACAAGAAAGGCACACCAAAGCTTGACATTCAGAAGATAATACACTATGCTGTATTATTATACCACTTTGAAGGATTATACACCGATGGATATGAAACTATCTGAAAAAACCATTGACCTATTAGAGAATTTCTCTTCAATCAACCAATCAATCTTAGTAAAGAAAGGTTCTAAACTTCGCACTATTAGTGTGATGAAAAACATACTTGCGGAAGCAGATGTTGATGAAAACTTTGAAAGAGATTTTGGCATCTATGACTTACCACAATTTTTAAATGGTGTAGGTCTTATGAGAGATCCAGACTTGGATTTAAAGAATGAGACTTATATGATTATTCGAGAGGGTATGTCAACTAAAGTTAAATTTGCATTTGCAGATCCAGAAGTTATTGTTGCTCCACCAGAGAAACCAATAACCTTACCATCAAGCGATGTAACTTTTCAGATTGACAGTGATCAGTTAAGTAAATTACTTAAGGCATCTGCTGTTTATCAGTTACCAGATCTATCAGTAACAGGTAATGGATCAACTATTACTATGTTAGTATCTGATCGTAAGAATGATAACTCTAATGAGTTCTCTTTAAATGTTGGAGAAACAGATAAGGCATTTGAATTTAATTTCAAAATAGAAAACATTAAGTTAATACCTGGCTCTTATAATGTAGCAATCTCTAAACAATTACTTGCTAAATTTACAAATAGCAATTACAATCTAGACTACTACATTGCACTAGAACCAGATTCAACATACGAGTAATGTTTAAACAAACAAGTGATGAACCTTATGACAGGCATCATTACAAAATAGTTTCTAAACATTATGCTACCTTTATTGTAAAATCTTGGGAAGAAGTTCAAGAGTGGTGGTGGAATCATTGCAATATGATTAATTTTGATGCAGTGGTAGAAGTCCTAGACAAACCAAAACAAAAATCTAAAGGATTTAACTAATGAAGGAATTTGATTATGACCTCAATTATAAAGGACTTGACTTTACAGACGAGGAAACTCGTAAACTATATCGTATCGGAAGAGGGGAGCAAGGGGTTCTACTGGTTCGCCCTTATACTAACGATATATGTGCTCATTGGAGATTCAAAACTCCCTCTGAAGCAGTAGAGTCTGCTAATCATATCTTTGGTATGTATCTTGATTATCGTGATGTAGAAGACTTCATCGGTATGGATATGTGTCGTAAATTTCTAGAGATGGGATTTACCAGAGCAAGAAGATATGCTAACCATAACTCAGGTAGAAAATATAAGAAAGGAACTAAAGAGATTCTACCTCAAGAACCAGATCATGCTACAAGTAAGTTTGCTGAGTCAGCAAAAATATTTAAAAAAGTTCGTGATGTCGTTGCAAAAAGTTCTGTATATGTTATGATGCGTAAGCAATGGAGAACTAGTGAATGAATATCTTTGTAACAGATCCAGATCCTGTAAAATGTGCTCAGGTATTACCTGATAAACACATAGTAAAAATGCCTTTAGAAACATGTCAAATGTTATCTATCGTAGCATCTAAGAAATGGGGACATGGGTTTGGCACATTACCTAAATTAAATGGTGAACCATACAAAACAGACAAAGGTGCATTCCGTAATCATCCATGTACTGTTTGGGCACAAAACCATTTTTATTGGTTACTAAGACACGGACTTGCCTTATGTGCTGAGTATACACATAGGTATAGTAAGACACATAGTTGTCAATATACTCTTAACGCTGCAAAGCATATCTTTCCTAAAGATTCATATGAACCTTATTGGGCATACGAATTTGTAAGAGCAATGACTGATGAATTTAAACATGACACAAGCATTAACACTTTTACTGCTTACAAGAATTACATTAGCAGCAAACCTTGGGTTACATCTAATTATCTTCGTGACCCATCCAGAAAACCAAATTGGGTATTATGATTAATTTACTAGCAGCATGTCCACCAGTTTACACTTTGCCTGGTACTTGGAGCAATCCAGAAACTATTGCAAAATGCAATGATACTCTAATACCACATGGGAGTTTTAGTGGACTCTCGCCATCTGCACAATTTGCTGCTATAATAGGTATTACATTATTCATTATGGTTGGCATAGGAGTGTACAAAGCATTCTTTGACAACCAAGACTTAACTGACCCTTGGGATGAACACGATGACTAAACTGGTAAAATTTTTAACAATTTTATCAGCAACAGTTTGTTTCTTCCAACTACTTGCACTTTATTATGAAAAAGGATTTTCTTTGGGTTGAAAAGTATCGACCTAAATCTATTGAACATTGTATTCTCCCAGAGAGTATTAAGAAAACTTTTACAGAGTTTTTAAATAAAGGTGAGATTCCTAATCTTCTATTGACAGGTCCTGCAGGAGTTGGTAAAACTACAGTAGCAAAAGCATTGTGTGAAGAGTTAGGTTGTGATTATATTTTAATTAATGGATCAGATGAAGGTAGATTTTTAGACACAGTAAGAGGACAGGCAAAGAACTTTGCATCTACTATGTCTTTATTACCAACTACAAAACATAAAGTAATTATTATTGACGAAGCAGATAATACTACACATGATGTTCAGTTATTATTGAGAAGTAATATAGAAGCTTTTCATAAGAACTGTAGATTTATTTTTACATGTAACTATAAGAATAAAATTATAGAACCACTACACTCAAGATGTAGTGTAATAGAATTTAATATTAGAGGTTCTCAAAAAGCACAGATACAAGTTGCATTCTTTGATAGGATTGTTGGAATACTTACAGCAGAGAATATAGATTTTGATAAGAAAGTTTTACTGCAATTAATCAATAAACATTTTCCAGACTGGAGAAGAGTATTAAATGAGTTGCAAAGATATTCTGTTTCTGGTAAAATAGATAGTGCGATACTAGCAGAATTTACTGAAGTTAGAGTTGATGATCTAATCAAAACTCTAAGATCAAAAGACTTTCCTGCAGTTAGAAAATGGGTGGTGTCAAATTTGGACAATGACCCATCTGTTTTACTGCGTAAAGTTTATGATGCAATGTACAGTAATCTTGATGGTCCTAGTATCGCTGCTGCGGTATTAATTATTGCAAAGTATCAATACCAAATAGCATTTGTTGCTGATCAAGAAATCAATCTATTGGCAGCACTAACAGAAATAATGGTTGAATGCGAATTTAAATGAAGGCACTAAAAACTCCTCTTAGATATCCTGGTGGCAAGTCTCGTGCTTGCACAAAACTAGCAACAGTTTTTCCAGACCTAAGTAAATTTAAAGAATATAGAGAACCATTCCTAGGAGGTGGTTCTGTTGCACTATATGTCACTAAGATGTATCCTCATCTCAATGTATGGGTAAATGACTTATATGTACCCTTAATTAATTTTTGGAAAGAATTACAGCATGATGGTCAGGCATTACAGGACTTACTCTGGTCAACAAAAAACATGCATCCAGATAGAGATACTGCTAAAGAATTATTCATTCAATCAAAGGAAGATTTAAACGATGAAAAATTGTCGAATCAAAAAAGAGCAGCTGCTTTCTATATTGTTAATAAGTGTTCTTTCTCTGGTCTTACTGAAGCATCGTCCTTCTCTCCTCAAGCATCAGAATCTAATTTCTCCTACAGAGGAATTGAAAAACTAGCAGCATATGGTAAGTTGATAGAGAACTGGCATATTACAGGTTCTGATTGGTCAGATTTATTATCAGACAATAAAGATACTTTTGTATATCTAGATCCTCCTTATGAGATCAAAGATAACTTATATGGTGGTAAGAAAGGAGATCTACATAAAAGATTCAGTCATGATTATTTTGCTACCATGTGTGACAAATATACAGCAACACAATTGATATCATACAATAGTAGTCAACTAATTAAAGATAGATTTAATAACTGGTATTCCACAGAATTTGATCATACATATACTATGAGATCTGTTGGTGAGTATATGAAAGAACAACAGGGTCGTAAAGAACTTTTAGTCTTTAATTATGAAAATACTAGGTCTGCATAGTGCTATTGGTTGGAATGGAAACCATGCAGATGATATGTCTAGAGTACATGATTCTGGTGCTACATTATTTGTCAATGGAAAACATATTAGAAGTATAGATGAGTCGAGACTAACAAGAAATAAACAAGAGGGTAATTACCCAGAACTTTCTATAAAATATTGTCTAGAAGATTTAACTCCAGAAGATATTGATATCGTAGCATACTCTCCAACAGCAGTTCATCTATGTAATACATTTACTGCATCTGGAGACATAGCAACATTTTTAAAATCTAAATTTCCTAATGCTGAACTATGGTATATAAGTCACCATCTATGTCATGCAGCATCTACTGTTTTTACATCACCATTTAATAGTGGTAGTTGGTTTACCTTAGATGGTATGGGTAGTCCTAGATGGGATTTTGCAGACTCATCTACTAAGGGATTTGAGAATAATAGTATAGGATATTTTGATAAGAAGAAAAGAATGTTTAGATCATTTAATTTATTTTCTGGACAGGGAGAAAATTCATTTGGTGACTACTACATGGAGATGGCAGTTCAAACATATAATCTTAAAAAAAGTAAGAGTCATACTTACAATGATAAAAATGAATTGATATATCATTATGATGAAAAAGATTACATAGATGTATCTACATTCAGTCCAGAGGGAAAAGTAATGGGACTATCTGCCTATGGTAAGATGCCAGATGCAGAACCGCCATACTTATTTTCTAATGATAAAAGATGGAATGTTGATAGATATGAATTCAAACCACCTTGGGTCAACTTCTATGAATACAATGATGTATTTAAAAAATTAGATGGACATAGTGCAGATGATATAGCATACTACACACAACAACATTTTGAAGATGCTCTGGTAAAATTAGTTAGTGCCTTAAGAGAGGATTATCTAGAGGAGGATACTTGTCTTGCAGGTGGTTGTTTCTTAAATGTGTGTACAAATAGTTTGCTCAGACCAATGTTTAATAATTTACATATACCACCATATCCAAATGACTCAGGGGTACATTTTGGTGCTGCACTTTATGCTGTATATAAAACACAAGAGACTATCGAACTACCAACTAATCTAGCATTACTTGGTAAGTCATATGATGATTATGTACCAGAGGATGCAGACTACTTTGAAGACTTTGATCAATTATGTGAGGTAGTTGCTAAGTTAATAGATGATAACAAAATAATAGGATGGTTTCAAGGTAGATCAGAACACGGTCCTAGAGCATTAGGTTCTAGATCTATATTAATGTCTCCACACAAAGCAGAAAATAAAGATATAATTAATAGTAGGGTAAAACATCGTGAGTATTGGCGACCATTCGCAGGAGTAACTTTAGAAGGTCGTGGATATGACTCCCCATATATGCTATACTCATATGATGTAAAAGAAGATCTACCTGCTATCATTCATGAGGATGGTACATGTAGAATGCAAACTGTTAATGATGAACTGAATCCCAAACTTTGTACATTACTTCGTAAGTTTGAAGTTCCAGTTCTTCTCAATACATCATTTAATGATAACGGTGAACCAATAGTAGAAACCCCAGAAGATGCAATCAAAGCATTTAAAAAAATGGACATAGACTACCTAGTAATTAACAACTACATTGTATGACACAATTTATTTCAAGACACATAGGTCCTTCAGAACAAGAACAGAACAGAATGTTAGAGGATCTAGGTGTATCATCCTTAGAGGAATTAGTAAGGCAGGTAGTGCCGACTTCTATATTGCTTCGTGGAGATGGTGACTTACCAGAACCATGTAGTGAAGAACAAGCACTAAAGGAACTCAAAGAAATAGCAGGAAAAAATGTAGTTAAAAGAACTTTGATAGGTCAAGGATATTATGGTACAATAACACCACCAGTTATACAAAGAAATGTATTTGAGAATCCTGCATGGTATACATCTTACACACCATATCAAGCTGAGATATCTCAGGGAAGATTAGAAGCATTATTTAATTATCAAACACTGATTACAGAACTAACAGGGTTACCAGTATCTAATGCATCATTATTAGATGAAGGAACTGCAGCAGCAGAAGCAATGATAATGGCATATAATAGTTCTAAAGGTAAAGATAAACTTTTAGTAGACAGTGAAATATTTCCACAAACTTTAAAAGTATTAGAAACCAGAGCAGAACCTCTAGGTATAAAAATACAAACAATAGATCTATCAAACACTATCAAGTTAAAAGATTTTGAAGATGCATTTGCTTATATAATGCAACTACCAAATAACAAAGGTAGGATAAGAGAACCTTTAGCAATTAATAGAGTTGCAGATGTATATGAATGTATTAAAATTGTTGCTATAGATCCTATGGCACAAGTATTAATAGAACCTGTAGGTGATATGGGATTTGATATTGCTGTAGGTAGTATGCAGAGATTTGGTATACCTATGGGTTATGGAGGACCTCATGCAGCATTTTTTGCAACCACTGAAAAATATAAACGGAAGATTCCTGGTAGAATTGTTGGGCAGTCTCTAGATAACCAAGGTAATAAAGCGTTACGACTAGCACTACAGACAAGGGAACAACACATAAGACGAGACAAAGCAACATCCAATATATGCACTGCCCAAGCACTCCTCGCAAATATGGCAGGGTTTTATGCTGCTTACCACGGTGCGGAAGGTCTGAGAAAAATATCAAGTAAAATACTGTGGCATAGACAAACGCTGCTATTAGCATTGAAATGGTGCGGTGTTACGGTGGACGATTGGGAAGGTTTTGATACTGTTAGATTTAAGAGTGATAAGCATGTTGAAGGATTTAATTGTAGGTATGAGAATGGTTGGATTATTCTATCTATTGATGAATGTACTACACTAGATGAGATAGCAGACATTGTACAAACACAAATTAATTTCATACCAGATCCAAAAACTATCACTCATGTAGAACCTGCAATGAAAGACTACAAGTGGCAGCATACTCCTCTTAGAAAAAAACCTTGGTTACAACAAGAGGTGTTTAATAAGTATCATAGTGAAACTAATATGATGAGATATATCAATGAGTTAGTTCAAAAAGATTTCTCATTAGTAAATGGTATGATACCACTTGGTAGTTGCACAATGAAATTAAATGCAGCAGCAGAACTGATGCCAGTATCATGGTCTGAGTTTGCAAACTTACATCCATTCATTCCTTCTGGACAAGCACTTGGTTATCAAAAGATAATGGATGATCTTAAAAAATGGTTGTGTGAGATTACAGGATTTGCTGCTATATCATTACAACCAAATGCAGGATCTCAGGGTGAGTATGCAGGTTTGCTTGCAATACAATCATACCATAAAAGTAGAGAAGATCACAAGAGAAATGTATGTTTGATTCCAGAATCAGCACATGGAACTAATCCTGCATCAGCAATCATGGCAGGTATGAAAATAGTTCCTATCAAATGTGATGATGAAGGTAACATAGATTTAAAAGATTTAGAGAAGAAAGCAATCATGAATACATTTGAACTATCATGTATTATGATTACATACCCATCTACTCATGGTGTATTTGAACCAACCATCAAAGACATTTGTAGAATCATACATGATAATGGTGGTCAGGTATATCTTGACGGTGCAAATATGAATGCACAGGTAGGATTATGTAAACCTGGTGAGTATGGTGCAGATGTATGTCATCTTAATTTACATAAAACATTTTGTATACCTCATGGTGGTGGAGGACCTGGCGTAGGACCTATTGGTGTAGCAGAACATCTTGTACCTTTTATTAACCATAGAGTATCAGCAGCAACTCAAGGTAGTGCTAGTATACTTTTGATTAGTTGGATGTATATTCGTATGATGGGTGGAGAAGGATTAAGAAAAGCATCAGAAGTATCATTACTGACTGCTAACTGGTTAGCACAACAAATAGATCCAGAGTTTAAAGTATTGTACAAAGGAAAGAATGGTAAGATAGCACA